GTATATGGTTATTCTCAGTCTTATTTTAGGGAAATATTAGGGGGCTTTATTTTGATTTTTGGGGATTAGGGTCTATGCGTTGTTACTTTTCTCCACAGCTATTTTGGAGTAATTTTATCCCATTTCTCAGTTTTTTAGGGGTAATAGGCTTAAAAACGTTACTTTTCTCCACAAAATCATCGTTTAAAGCCAGTATTGGGGATGTGGGTAAAAGTAATATTTTTCCTATATTCAGATGTAACTTAAAAACACAAAATATATGTCTGGAAAATATGATAAGGTTGCTGGAGTCTTTGTGATAGAAGACCTATGCACAGATGATGAAAAAAGAGTATACATTGGAAAATCAAATTCTGTTGGTGGAGCTATCAGGAGTGCCAAGTCAAAATTAAAAAAAGGTAAGTTCCATAATCACTCTCTTCAAAATGATGTTAGAGAATTTGGTATCTCAGATTTCAAATTTCATGAACCGATTCTTTTGTCTGATGGAGATAACTTGATTTCATTACACAAGAAAATTAGGGATGAGTGGACTGACAAGGGATATATGTTGCACAACGATATTTGCTACATAGATAGGATTGAAAATGTCACAACTTCGGAGCTGTCTGGGTTAACTGGTTATGAGCAGGACTTCATAAGATTAGTGGTTGATAAGATTAATAAGATTGATATTGATGCATTTTCACATCAACTAAATAACTTGTAAACAAAAAAAAGGAGAGTTAGTGCAAAACACTAGCCCTCCTTACGAGTTATGAACAAATTAACAAACAATTATATTTTTATTTAATACGGGTAACAATCTCAGCAAACCTTCTCACACACTATCACATTGCTCCATTATATGATTACAAACCTTATCTACTGCTTTAACAAATTCTTTTTTTCTAGCCACCTTAGCTTCCTCGTAAATTCTTCTTGTTTCTTCTAATCTAGTCATAATCTCTATTGTTTTACACTTATAATATGCGAAATCCCTGAAAAGCGACAGTATTATCTAAATAATCTTCTAATAAATTGTGGAATCTTCAGTAACTTATCTGTTAACAGACTATTTTCCCTTCTCAGAACATGATTAGACCACATTTCACTCAATACATCAGAATCTAGTCCGTAAGCATGATAGCATCCTTCGTGTTCAACAAATTTCAGCTCTCTAGCCTCAGCATATTTTATCTGAATCTCACTCATGCTATCCTTATACCACCTAGATGGAAATTTCCATTCAGATAAATCTTCACCAAAAGAAGTGCATTTTCTAAACATCAATTTTACGTTAATATCCCCCTTTTTCTTTTTACCAAATAAGGGGCTTTCATACCTAAACTTCGCCATACTAAATCAATAATAAGACAACAAACCCAAACAACAACCATATTTTCATATATAGATAAGAAGAGCCATTTTTAAACCATTTCTTCGCCAACTTATCTAATTTAGCTGTTGAACCAATATACTGCCAGTTATATCCCTTAAAAACATTATACATTGGGTCAAACACTATCCAATATATATTCAGTAATATAGCTGTAAATACAATCTGATAAAACACTTGCTCTATCAGAAGGAAGCTAACCAAGTAACTACCAATTAATCTTATTGCGGCACTAAATTTGTGCTCTGGATTCTTTTTCTTAGAATCAAAATACGCTTCTACGCATGATACTATCGCTGATACTATCATTGCTATTATCATTAAATTACTCATAACCTATCATCTTTAAAATTCTTGATAACTCGCTCTTGTTCTTAATTGTGCCTGTAAACAAAGTCTCTTCCTCACAAGCAGAAGTTATATAGCCTTCAATCTTAATAGTCCTGTACTTCTCGTCTAACTGAATCATTAAGCAAGTGCATTTAAAACTATCAGTATCAGGCAAGTGAAAAAGACACTCTTTTCTAAAAAACAATCTTGCTCCTTTACCCTTAAACTCAAACCCCAAGTTCTCTATATCATCACTATCTAAGTGTTTGACTCTGATTTCTCCGTCCATCAACATCTTTTTAAGTATCCTGTGGTCTATACCAAAGAAATTCTCCCTAACCTCAAACTTTTCCCAATTATCTCTTTGATAGCACTCATACTCAAATCCTACATGAAACTCTGTTATTTCTGGAGTGTAATATTTATTCATGTCCTCCAATAGTTAATGAAACCCTTTCTCTCTCAACATGAATCATGCAATTCGCACAATAGTCAAAGATGCCAATATAATTATTTTTCTCACTAATCTCTAATACAATGGCTCTGTAATCATTGTCTATTAAAACATCGTCGCCAACTCTCGGAACATAGTCTTGTTCTGAAGAACTTAATGCTTGCTGAATTGCGTTAATCGCATCACCATATGTTATTAGTGCTGCCTCCAATACATTTCCCTTAAAGTCCTTGCCTAGAACATCCTTATCCCATTCTTTGACTCTTGTAATATTTTGTTTTAATATTTCTTCTGCTTTTAGTTTCATAATTAAAGATTTGAAAATTCCTCGTTTACAACATTAATAACCTTAAATATAGCTCTGATAAAATTGGAAAGAAACAAAAAGAATACACCCCAATTATACCAATAGTGCCTAGCTCCCCAATGAGCAGCACCCGAATCACCAAACAAATTTTGTTCAATAAAATAGTCACTCAAATATGTTCCAATGAAACCTATAGAGAACATTATCAATATATTTACGGTTATGACATTGAAAACCCTGTTTAATTTACTCATACTTGTTTTACTCATAATCTATTTTTATACATTTCCTGAGAATACCCTAATTCTTTTTTTAATAAGTTTCTTTCTCTACGCCCTTCCCTTTTCCATTCCCTAAAATAAAGACCTATCGCAATAAATAGGTTATTAGATATTAGGTCATGGAAAAATTCATTTAGACAAATCTGAATACAATGTTGCTTGGCTCTCCAAATAAAATGATTCTTGATTTCATTATAAGAAGCATCTTCTTCAAAATCATTATATAGAAGCCTATTATTGGATGTTGCGACCAGCTCTGCTTTCCCAATCTTATTAAGTCTATATCCTTTAATTCTATATATACCATCTAAGAATGTTTCTTCAGACCCGTCACCAATAGTATATCTTGGGTATAGCTTTGCGTTATCGCTCTGATGAAGAAAGTATTTTTTTCTAAATTTCTTTAAGTATTTTATTTTCATTGTCTACTTATTTATTTTTTTTCAAGATGCTCCAAATAAACAAAAGTTCTTCTAGTTGTACCAAGGTCTTCACTATAGTAAGTACAAAGAGCCTTTCTATAAGAAAAGTCAATATATTGAACCTTCAATTCTCTATTAAGAAAAGAGGCGTATCCCACATTTGATGTAATCCAAACAGTATCCCCTTCACAAATCATATCTTCTTGAACTTCTTCGTTAATCTTATCTGAAATCTTTTTCTTGTGCCTCTTAGCTTTCTTCAAAGCCTTCTCAGCCTTATCCAAGGTCTTTAAGCTGAAGGAATATTTCTCACCATTTACAACGGCATTACATTCGTCAATCAACTCAGCGAATATCTCTATCATCTGCTTCTTTTTCATAACATCTTATTTCTTTCATATATAATATGCAAGAAAGTCAAAATGCGACAAAAAAATAGGCAATAATTATTTTTTATTGCCTATTAATTCAATTGCTTCTTGCACCCCATAATACATTGCTTCTCCATAAGTATCATAAGTCTTATCTGAGAACACTGTATTATGTTCATTAGACTTAATACTATAATCATACCAATGCTCTTCATCATGGTGCCAACAGCATACAGATACATTAATACCATATTTTTCCATTAGCCATCTATGTACATCACATATAAATAGATAGTTTGAATGCGGAGTCCTTTCTGCAAACCCGCTGAGAATTCCTTCGGGCTTATACCCCAATTCCCTAACTTTTTCAATAATATTATACATAATTACTCTTCTTCATCCCCATAACAAGGCTTCCCCATCAATACATTATGTAATACAATAAACGGTGAAACAAAAATTAGCAGCACCATACCAAGTATAATAATTGATGGAGCCAAAACCTCTCTCCATAGGGTATTAGCGAAAACACCTAGTTTATATGCTCTCACCCTAAATTAATTTTCTCTTTGTTTAATAAATTAATGCACTCATGTCTCAACCTAGTGTTCCCATCATACATATTGTCTAACATAATTTCCTTCTCCGCCAAGTAAACTCTAGCAAACTTCTTGTCGTGAAGACAAGGGCTTTCCAAATTATCAATCAAGTCACAAAATTTTACTGACTGAGATACTTCGTGGACATCGCCTAGTCTAACTGCCTCCATTTTCTTTCTGTAAGCCCTGTTGTAGTCTGGGTAGTCCTCTTTAGTAAATCTGTCTGTAAGGTCTCTAACTCTTTCGCAAATAAATACAGCTTCATCAAATTCGTACTTGTTGCCTAACAAGAATTCTAGTAGAGACTGATAATTACATTCTGTATCCTCGAACAAGTCGTGACATAACCCAATCTCAACTCCATACGATATGTCGTTCATGTACGCTTTTGATGCGACATTGTATAGATGGAACCAATATGGTTTTCCATCGTATTTCCTTGCTTGGTCTCCATGTTGTTCTTTTACGAACTGGAGGAGTCTTTCTTGCTTAATATTTAGTTTCATGACTTCCAATTAATATGAACGGAGTGAATATTTTGGCTACCTTTTACTCGAATACAACCTTTATTCACCCTTAGTCCAATTTAAATAAATTTTATAGGCTGGGAATAGATGCAAGGCTATCCCAGTTCTAAATCCCCCAACAGCAATATTGTCACACAATAGCTCTAGTGGGGACATTGGCTCTAGATTCCACCCAAAGTAAGTGTTATATAGAACAAAAAATACTGCTGTGACTAATATTAGTGACTCACCAAACCTAGCCAATTGCTTTAGAGCCATTATAGACTCCTCAGGCGTTTTGTTTCTCTTAAAAAAAATCATACTTCTTCAATTTATATCTATCATTATCCCTTATTTCATCACAAAAATCCATATCCCAATTATATTCATGTTCATGAATCTTTATTGACGCATATAGATTTAGCATCTTGTCAAATAATTCCCTAGTCATCATCTTGTTTGATAAACTATTCCATTCATCAACAAGAATTCGATACCCCCTTATAGAATTAGGGGTATCAGATTCATCAACATAACTTCTTACTATTCCCATTTAAACAGCTAATTCTAGTGGTGATTTAATTGACTCAATCTTTGGTCTATTAATAACAAAATCATCAGCAGTAATATCGTAGAACCACATATTATGTCTCAAACTAATTGTTGGCTGAATATCCATTGGCTCTCTTTCTAGAAGCTCCCTTGCTGCATCAATATGTCTATCATAAATATGTAAGTTTTGAACAAAGTGACAGAACTTACCAGCCCTATATCCCAAGTGTGAAGCTACCATCATCTGAAGTGCTACATACTGTATCTTATTAATAAATCCAGCAGTAATATAATCCGAACTACGCTGAGTTAACGTCATATCCAAATACATTTCCCCATCAACCTTTCTGCAAGACCATAGGGTTTCATATGCACATGGATGCAAGCCACCCCTTTTCTCCAAATCAGACTCTTGCCACATATTAATAATATGCCTTCTACCAAATGGATTATTTTTCAGACCATCCAAAAGTTTGTTGACTAAATCCCAATTCTTGACTGTCTTACCGTATCTTTCTCCAATATGCTTATGAACTGAATCTCCAATATTCCAATCGCTCCACCAGCGGATGCCTAGCTCCTCCAATTTACCCAAGTCACTAGTCTGAAGTGAATAAATCCAAATAATCTCATTTATTCCACCCTTAATAGCGGTATTTCTCAGTGTTGTAATCGGAAATTCACCCCTTGAAATATTGTACTCCTCAAATACCTGAGTGATAAATAGTGAATTAGCTTCCTTGCCATCCTTATATCTTGGTCTAGCACCAAAATCAATGTTTCCATTATCTAAAATATTTTTTAGATTTTCTCTAAAATACTTATCAGCCTTAATCATCCTACAAACAATTTATATATAAATAAACTCAAAACACTAAAACAAACTAAATAGTGCAAAAACACCTTTATGTAAAACCAAATTCTACCTATTATACTTCTCTTTAACATACTCAATAGCCTTCAATAGACCCTCCTCAAATGCTGAATCATATGTATTTCCATAGCCATCATTACAACATATAGCCTCATGAGTATAGTGACACCATAAAACCCATGTATTGCCAATCTCATCATTATTTGGGATTACTGACATATAGTAACACTCCATCAGCCACCTATTAAATAAACACATCTGAATGTAATTATCTTCAGCACTTGCTTCACTTAATGGTCTTGACCAAAAGAAACCTATTTCCTTTGATTTTTCCCTAAGACTTGTTTGCATATTCTAAAATTTGAGACTCTGTAAATTCAACCATTTTACCACCCATATACATGAACTTGTTTGTTGACATAAGCTCACATTCATATACATCGTCATACAAATGTTTTTTAACTTCATAGCTCCATACAGCTGTATCATTCATACTTAATACAGTCATGACATTATCTTCCTTTCTAGTAAAAACTAGTCCTATTAAAATCTTATCCATATTTCTTTAATAATCTTCAATTCCAAAATCCTCATCTCTAGGTCTTTCATTATCAGACCATACAACCTTCAACATATCGTTACACTGTCTGAATGGTCTTATGTCCCATAGTAACAACCCTACTGCTACACTAATAACTGCAACAACTATTGCTGGATAGTCATCGCTAATTTCATTAATAATCTAATCATAATCAATTCCTATAATTTGTACTTGAGAAGTAAATAACTGATATAGCAAGTGAAATTAATGAGTAAAGCATCCCATCCTCAACTATAGGATTATTTTCAACTACATCAATTTCACTCATTAATGGATTCTTATATAATAGATACTCAAAATATCCGCAAAAATAAAAGAATACAAGAAAGTTTATTAGTACAATAATTAATTCAATCTTTTTGTTTCTCATAATATCTCAGTTCTCTAATTAATATTGTATCCTTTTCACTTACAAGAGTATCCTCATAAATGTAAGACCTGTTTTCTTTAATACCGTATCTCACATCGTATTCAGCAAATATAAATCCACCTATAAATCCAATAAAAGCTGCCATAATTAATGATGCCCCATCCATAACACCTATTTTTTTAATTGCTCTAATTGACGGTCTAGCTCATCCCTCTTATTCATTAGCTTATCAATTAAAAACATTTGTTCTTCTAAAATCTCCTCTCTCTCCAAGATAGTGATTTTGCACTTCAGATACTTATTTATTGCAATACTAATCTTTTGTTTAGCAGATAATTTCTGTAAATAAATAATTGCTTTCTCTAAATAAATTCTTACATAAATAGCTGCGTTCTCTAATTTATTCATCATATTTCTTTTGTTACACCTACAATATACAACAATGTCAAAAGGCGACAGATTATTTTATTAAATTTTTATGAATATCATATCCACCCTCTTCCTCAATCAAATCAATAAGCTCTTGCTTGGTTCTACGTGAGCTTACTTTTGATAAATCAGTCAACATAAAACTGAAACTATCTTCCCAAAATTTAACTCTAATCCCATCACCCTGAAGCTCCTTAATCAAATCCTCATTTGGTGTTTTTATGGAAATAATTTCTCCACCATATGAGTTTCTATTCAATATCTGTAATTCCATATCAAAATTGGGGAGAATTAACTCCCCATTAAAACTATTTTGTTTTAGATACCTTTACATTCCTACGTCTCCTAGGTTTCTCAGGCTCCTTAGTTGCTTCCTCAGTTACCTCCTTAGTTACTTCTTCAGCAGGTTCCTCAACGGCTGCCTCTACCTCTTCTTTTGGGGGCTCCTCAGCCACTTTCTTTTTAAATCCATATGATTCTGCAATCTCACTATAAAACTCGTTGTATCGAGCAACCTTCTCTTTTGTTGCAGTAAAACCAATGGCTTGAGGGATTCTTCTATTAAAATCCTCAACATTTAATGAAACTCCATTAAAGTCAATGAATACCTCACCTTTTTCTGAGATGTATCCTGTCTTCTCAATTTCTTCAACAATGAAGTGACCTAAAATTTTTGTAATACTCATAATTAAAATTGTTTTTCAATAATACTTAATAGGGATTCTAAATATCTAATAACAGCGTCCCTACAATTAATACACTCGTCATAAGATTCGTCCTCAACAATGTTTTTTGATGAGAAAATTTTGTTTTCCAAAACTACTCCTTGTAGCTTATTTATTTTACTTATTTCATTTATGTAAAACTTTTTAAATTTAATATCGGCATCATCATTACCTAAATTGCCGATATAGTACATAAATTCATCCCTGAACGCATCCAATGATTCAACATATAAATTTGTGCTTTGAATAAACTTTTTCTGACCCTCAGAAACAATCCCGTTTACAGTAATTCCACCGTAAAGCTTTTTTTCACTAATTTCCATTATTGGTTTTCATCTATTTTTATTTGAACATTTATTTGCTCTACATTTACTGAGAATTCGTTTAACGGGGTTTCCCTGTCAAATGAATATTTCTCCTCAATCAAATCCATTATCGAACCATATGACTCATCTATGGATATATCTAAGTTATTTTGAACTATCAGTGCTTGGCAACCTATAAGACCAACAGTTGATAAACTGAGAGTTGGGTCATAATTAAAGTCTCTTAATCTAATAAGTCTAGCCTCATTTTCTATCTTCCTTTCAAGCTCCTCATTATCACTAATTAAGTACTCTATTATACCATTCCATACAATAGACCCGTTATCCCTTGTGGTAGTCCAAATCCTAGTTTCCTTATACTCGTACCCATTTTTGTGAATACTAGCCAAGTTATCATTTATGAACGCCTCAAGCTTATCCTTATTGGATGAACTAAACAGTGCTATCTGGGGAACATTCTTGTTTTTTCCACTCATAATTTGTATGTAAATCTATTATACATCTTATCTTATTTTTACTAATTGGGGGACTGTATACATCAGATAATCTCTTGTGTATTTCAATTATATTGCTCTCACAAACAGTGTTGTTGGGTGAGATAAATCTAAGTATCTTAACAACATCACTAACCTCATTTTTCTTAAAAACCATATTACCAATCTAAATCAATGCCATAGTCATATGTACCATCAAAACCACTCTCAGAACTTGGTTTACTTGAACTATTTTTATTAGACAAGTTCATTTTATACATAGGATATTTCTTCAAATATTCCTCATAATGATACAAGTTTTTCGATAAATTATTCGTTCTAGTCCTAGTAAAGAATTGTTTACTCCAGTATTTCTTCATTGCAATATCCTGAGTAATCATATTAATTTTCCACTCTATTGACTCAACTATTCTTGCAATAATTCTTTCCCTAGAATCCCCGTCTCTATTATCAATAATCTCCTTCACTTGCCTTCCAATACCTGTAATATTTGACTGACTGAAAGAAAACTTCTTTTTATTAATATCAGAACACCCCTTATCTATCGCTTTAATCACTTCTGAGAGGTTTTTAGGTATCCTTACGGGCTTTGTGTTGTCTGACTCAATTTCCTCGCCACACCAAGTAAAAATAGAGACTCTATCTATTCTTGTTTGAGCCTCATATTCATTTACTACTTCTTCTAACTGAGATACTTTCTCAGTCAATTGTTTTATAATTAAATCCTTTTCCATATCAATAATCTAAATCAGGGTCATGAAAGCTGTCTGATATATATCCATGATTATCATCATCCATTGACTCATCATAAAAATTGAAATCTTCTTCAAAAGCTGAATTGTCTTCCAATTCATATTCCCTGAATGAGTCATCGCTTTTTATTAGTTGTATCTGAATATCAATTGCTTCAATGCGCTTTCTGACTTCATCACTTTTATTTCCATATAAATTTAACTCATTCTTCTCCTTAATTAATTCAGTTAAAATATTTTCACTGCTATTCATATTCTTTGCTTTAATTGATGGCTACATCCACCATTCTTTGTTTTTTAATTAATAATCCAACTGCTCTTTTAGGTGAACAACCCCAATCCCAACATTCCTTAATGAATTTGAAATTTTTACTTAGTACTGAAGGTGCGATTAATGAATCTATTTCTTCAACAAACGTCATCCAATCTCCACCATACGGTTCATAACTTTTCATACCTTATTTTTGTTTCATTATACATATGCAGAAATAGTAAAAAGCGACAATTTTTATTTCATTATTTTAAGTTATTTTTAAATTTTTCTTATTATTTTACAAAAATATTTTGTCGCTACACCATTTTTTTGTATATATATTACTTGGGAGTTCACACGAAAGTAGTGCTACTTTACACGAAAGCAGTCTACAATTATAAAAGCGGTTCACACGAAAGCAGTCTCAGTTCACACGAAAGCAGTTTGAGTTCACACGAAAGTATGGGTAAGTTCACACGAAAGCAGACTATTAAAGAGAAAGAGAATAAAGAGAATAAAAAGAGAGAGAAATAAATTTCTTTTGTCGCTTCGCTGAGACTCTTGCAGAGAGCAAAAAAATAAGATAAACAAAATAGATTAAAAATGAAAACATCAGATTCAACAAAAGACCTAGTTCTTAGTAATGGTAACTACACAAAAATAAGCAATAATGAAATCAAGTCTCTTTCAGGCATTGAAAACATTAGAGCTAATGACTTGGTTGTGTATGCATCACTATGTCATCAATCATATGTCATAGGGAAAAATAATTTCATAATAAAATCCTTCAGACAAAAATTTAATATTGGTGAAAAGCAGTATAAATCATCAGTTGAGATATTGGAGAAAAATGGTTTCATAAAAATAGAGAGGCATGGCTCAAGATTCCAGAGATTACATATAACTTCAAATAATTCGATTTCCAAGGACTTCTCAACCATATCCAATGAATTACTCCAAGCAGACAAGAAGTTGCTGACAATCGCAGAAAAAGCCTTTATAATCTTATTTTGGGAGTACATTCAGCCAAACGGAAATCACTTTGATATAAATTACTATGATATTTCGATAGAAGATGTGTTAGGAAACTATGCAACCGTTAGGTGGTTTGAGAACCAAAAAAAGTCTTTAGCTGATAAAGAGGTAATCTTGGTTGAAAATCAAAATAGGTTCTTCTTCAAATTAAATCCAATTATGATTGCTAAGATTATTGGGGTTGTTGGATTAGTTAAGGATGTCAGGAATAATGATTTGGAGCAAGAAAATATTAAGCTAAAGATGGAGAATAGGGAGCTGAAGAGAAGCATTGGTTACAAGAAGTCTGATACCAAGAAAATATCCACTTCAAAAAATGATGAGAAAAATAATAGTGGTTTCAAGGGATATGATTACGGAATTGATTTAGATTGGTAGATTTCGCCACAATTCACCTCAATTAAAATCAAAAATACCTATATTCAACTACGAGATAGAAATAGTGGAATAATGGCATCAAGCATAGGGCAATCATATTCAGAACAAAAATTTGGGGCATCAAGGTCTTTAGCACCCGCTAGTGGTGGAGATAGACAGGATAAGCTTGAAATAGACAAGCTGTATGCTTATTACGACAGAAGTAAGAAGCATATCTCAGATTGGATTTGGGAATATCAGTCTGTATCCAACTATGGTTACTACAAAACTACCTCAAATACACTGGATTACAGATACAAGTTAATGGACTTGTATGACCACTGTATGCTTGATTTGCACCTAACTTCAGTTGTTGACTCATTGTTTCATCAAATCATCGGTGAAAGATATACTATCAAAAACGCTAATGGTGAAACCAACGAAGAAGCTACAAAGCTAATCAAAAAATCTTGGTTTGTTTCATATATCAGACAAGTTATTGAATCTAAATTATATGGATATTCATTAGTTGAATTAGGTGACTATAATAAAAAAACAGGTACCCTTGATGAGATTAGAGATATTTCTAGGAGAAATGTTGCTCCAAAGGATAATTTAGTTTTAGAGTTTCCACAAGATACTGTTGGATGGGATATTACCTCTAAAGAATTAGAGGCTGACTATATTATGATTGATGGTCAAGAGGGTTTTGGGTGGCTAGTTAAAGCCGTTCCAATTATCTTATCAAAAAGATTTGCTTTAAGTTCACATACTCAGTATGCTGAAACTTACGGAATTCCAATGATTGTTGGAAAATCAACTGATGAGTCTTTTGAGGAAAAAAAGAATTTAGCTAATGAGATTGCTCAAGCTAGGGATTCAAGGGTAATCGTTACTGGATTAGATGATGAAGTAACTTTCTTGAATCAAATCTCAAATGATACAAATAAGATTTTCACAGAATTAGTTAGATTAACTAATGATGAGATTACAATGCTTATATTGGGTCAGTCGGCAACAACAGAATCACAAGCTTATGTTGGTTCTGCTGAGATTCAGTATCGAGTAATGGTCGATAGAGTTGAGGCTATTAGAGAATTTGTTGCAAATCACATTAATGAAGAATTGATGTGGAGACTTAGAGATAAGGGGCTAGATATTCCTGAGGACGCTTACTTTCAGTATTCAAATGTAATGGAAATGTCTCCTGAGTCTAAGAGAGATTTATTTGCTACATTATTGAATAGCTATGAAATTTCTTCTGAGGAGATTTATGATACTTTCGGTGTTACAGTAGGTAGACAAATTCTTGAGGAGTCTAATGACCAGCTTCTTACTTACGGTGAAGAAACTGTTAAGGAAAGAGGTAATCCTGATGGGGCAACAGCAAAATCGGCTACAACACAACAAAATTTGGATAGGGAAGAAAATAGAAATGAGAAGTTAAAAGAAAACTTTCCTGACCAAGTATCACCAGATAATCCTGTTGATGCTAAGGTTAATTTCTTTGACTCTGTATCGGGGTGTGATTTTGATTTAGAAGCAAGTGCAATAGAGAGAGACTTAAGAAAATTAGATTCTAAGAAATTATCAGAATTTGATTTAGTTAATAATCTTACTGAAACATATTCTTCTTATCACAGTCATGACGTTGAGGCTGCTCTTAAGGATGATATTGATTCATTCTCAGTAATTATTCAGCAGTTTTATCAAAGAATTTTTGATGGAGACAAGTCTGCAACAGAAGAAGCGGTTAAGGAATTGGCACAGAATCAATATAACATACTTTCTGAGCTATTTCTTGAGGAATATGGGGTAAGCCTTGAGGCACTTCTAGAAGACCCTTCAGAGAAAGAATATTCGGAAGCTGTATCAAACTTCTTTTCAACATTCGCTACAAGCAAACAATTTCAGTTGTTGAAAATAATTTCTTCTTTGGCTCCATTGTATCAAGGGGACTATGAGGGATTCGTTGCTGAAGCTGATAAGGCTACAAGATTATTTAATAAAACTTATCATGTTGTTGAGGGTGATGCGATGCAAGTTGGGTATGCATTTGCTAAGGTTTGGAGGGCTGAGTCTGATGACCAAATTATATTTGAGTATGGTACTGCTGGTGATGATAGGGTAAGACCAAACCACAGAGCCTTAGCAGGTATCAGAATGAGAAAGTCTGAATGGGCTAACTCAAGCTTCTTACCACCTTGGGAGTATGGATGTAGATGTTATTTATTTAACACAGGGACTACTGATGGTAGACAGTTGACAAACTCTAGAAAATTACCAAGTGAAACTGAGGTTCCTAAAGAATTTAGAACAAATACAGGTGAGTCGGGAGCTGTGTTCTCTAGACAACACCCTTACTATGAAGACTTCACTCAGGGAGAAGCTTCAATAATTAGAAGAATAATTAAGGACTTAGATAAGTAGTGGCAGTATATAACCCAAAAGAATTTATTCAACAAACATTGTCAATGGCTATCTCGTTTCCATCTGCTGCAACAGATTCACTTGTTGCGGCAGTAGAGGTTTCTGAGATTGAATTTGATAGAAACTTTGAGGAACAGGGTTTTTTTGGGGAACCTTGGGCTCCGAACTCCCCTATGACAATTGCAAATAAGGGTCATAGCAAGATTTTAACTGGTAAAACTGGTAATTTAAGAAAATCTAAGCAGGGGGTCAGGATAGGTACAACAAACAAGGGTAGAATAACATATTCTTATAAATCTAAGAGGGGTGATGTTGATTACGCCCCATTAATGCAGAATGGATTTGTGACTTCAAACAAGTCTTGGGGTCGTGGAGCTGCTGTTCCATCTAGAAAAATTGTTGGCAAGTCAAAGAAGTTGGATGCTAGAGTAATGGTATCTATGCATAAGATAATTGGATTGGCACTAAATAGAAATTACGTAAAAGGTAGATAATGTCTGGAATAAGAGTTGTATTTGACGAATTGACTTCTAAGCTTAAGTCAATCAAAAATAAGCATGGTGAGAGAACCTTTAAGACTGTTGAATTAAATAAGGGGCAGATGATGAGGTTGAAGGGATTTGAAAATACAGAAAAGGTTATCATGTTTCCAGCTGTATTCTTCAAGCCTGAGGAAATATTGCAAAAGGCAAGACCTGATAATGTTTATTTGACAGAAATGCGGATTAGACTTTACGTGGTAACAAATGAATTGATTAGGGAAGATTATTTGGATATTTTTGATTTACCAGAATTAATTGATAGAACATTATTGGATTCAAAATGGGATACAGTTGACTTGGTTTCAATTAGAAAGAACATGGATGTAATGCCTGAGACATTTGATAATACTCAGATTTACGAATTAAATTACTGGATAAAGTATTGGAACTTAAATGCATATAAGTATAGAGAGTGGATTGATGCTAATGACCCTAATGAAAATCCTGATGCTCCAGTAGACCCATTATTGGATGCATATATTGATGATGATGAGCCATACAATTAGTAAAAACACTATTTTTTATTTAACTTTTCATCAATTTTTAATTTTTTTTTATTTTAATACCTATATTCATTTACCAATAGGTAAGTAATGAAGAATATAAGTACAGATTTTAATTTTGTAGCAAACATCAGAGCTGGCGGGAAGTCTACCATTGAATTATTCAGTGGACTTGACCATGATGGTGAAACTGCAAATACCTTTGTTCAGGAATTCAAATATTTGGAAGGAATCTCTTCTGAAATTGAAATCAAGATTAACTCTTCTGGTGGGTCAGTAATCTCTGGCTTAAATATCGTTTCAACTATATTAGATTCAAATGTTCCAACTGTCGCAAGAGTAGTTGGTGTAGCCGCTTCTATGGCTTCTGTAATTGCGTTGGCTGCTGATAAGACTATTATCTCAGACTATGCTTTATTAATGATTCATAACCCATTCTCCCCTAGTGGTGAGGCTGGTGATGCTCAATTAGAGGCTTTTGCAGGTATGTTGAGAAAAATCTATACAAATAGATTAGGTTTAGATGAAGAGGGCGTTGAGGCTTTCATGAATGGCGAAGAGGGGCAAGACGGAACTTGGTTTAACGCTGAGAAAGCCTTGGAACTAGGTTTAGTTTCAGAAATTGAAACAACTAGTAGACAAGATTCTTTAGAGGAATCTCTAGTTGAGTTCGAGGAAAACATGATGCATGAAGAAGTTGTTAATGAACTTCAGTCTATTGCAGCAGGTTTTATTGAAGAAAAAATTACTAAAAATACTGATGATTCAGAGAATGGTACTGCTGAAATCATTGATTCAACTAATGAAAGTGTACCGAATAATTTAAACAATAATTTTATGTCATTAGACAAAATTAGTGCATCACTTAAGATTGAGGATGCTACAATGGAGGCTATTGAGGCTAAAGTTACTGAAATCGTTGCTAACATTGATTCTTTAGAGAAGACTGTTGCTGACAAGAATGCTGAATTAGTTGAAGCAAACACAAAAATCTCTGAAAAAGAGATATTGCTTTCAGACTTATCTGCTGAATTAGAGTCTGCAAAATCGGAAAAAGAAGGTGTTGAAGCTAAGGTTGAAGGACTTGAAGCTAAAATCGCTGAATTCGAGGCTGAAGCTAAGAAGGCTCACGCTGAGAAAATTTCTGAAATGGTTAACTCTGCTGCTGACGCTGGTAAGATTTCTAACGAAGCAAAAGAAACTTGGGTAGGTTTATTAGAAGCTTCTTTTGAAACTGCTTCAGTTGCTTTAGAAGGATTAGCTTGTGCTAACGCAGGGAAAGTTAAGTTATCAGAAAAGGTTTCAAACAAAGTTGAGGCTGAGAAAACTAAAGAAGAGCCTGTTAAGGAAGTGGCTGCAAAGTTACCAACTGTTGATGGGTTAATGAAAGAAATTGGTAAAAATCCAAAAAAATAAATAATTAGATAATGTCTTTAAGTATTACTACTACATACGCTGGTGAGGTTTTAGAAGCCTTTATTACTAAAGCGGCTACTGGAAATGACACAGTAGACAAGGGTTCAATCAAGGTTAAATCTGGAATCCAACACAAATACACTTTACCTACATTGAAGTTAGGTGGAATCATTCAAGATAGAGCAGCCACTCCTTCATCTTCAAAGGGTACTTTCACTATCGGAGAAAGAGAGTTGAACCCTCAAGACTTCATGGTTTATACTGAGTTTAACCCAAGAGACTTAGAGTCTTTCTGGAAATTCGCTCAACCTGAGGGTAACTTAGTATTCAGAAAATTAGACCCATCAGTGCAAGTTGAATTAGTTGGTGAATTAATGAAGGAATTAAATGAGTACATGGGGTACGCTCTTTGGCATGGTGTTAAAAATGTAACAGGTACTTTCGGTGGAACTCCAACTGACGGAATCGCATTAGGTGACGCTGCTTTAGACTTCGACCAATTCGACGGTTTATTGCCAAGAATTATGGAGGCTAAGAGAGATTTAGCTGCTGACGACCAGCCAATCCTTTCTGCTACTGATGAAATCACTAATACTGCTGAAGTATTGGCTGCATTAAATGGTGTATTCAACAAGATTCCAAAGGCATTAAGAGGGAAAGGTGGATTAAAAATCTTAATGGATGTAGCATTGTTCGACTTATACGACCAAGCGTTAATTGACTCAAACTTCAAACACGCTGACTATACTCAGACAAACGTTCAAAGATTTAGAGGTATCGAAATCGTTCCTACAAACGGTGTTCCTACTTCAACTATCGTTGCTGGTGTATTTGATACATCTAACAGCTCTAACTTATGGATGGGTATCGACTATGTAAATGACGCTGAAGTTGTTCAAGTTGAGAAGTTACAAGCTAACTCTGAATTATATTTCTTCAAGATGTTGATGAAAGCTGATACTTGTATCGCTACTCCATCTGAGCTAGTTTACCATACTCCATATACTTTAGGAGCATAATAATTGGTAATTAATTAATAACCGAAGGGGTGGTAGTTGTACTACCCCTTTTTTAATATTCAAAAACATGGCAATAAGCAAAGTACAATTTACCGCAACAGACGGTAACTTATTTAGAGCAATAGCTGGGGAAGACCATGTATCAGCCATTCTATTTGACGTAGCAACAACACCTGATGGTGGTGGGGCAATTGCGGCAGATGGAGAGGTTCATCAAATCTTTTCTATTGAACAAGCTGAGGAACTAGGTATTGACGGAATCATCGACCCTACATCGCCAACAGGATTGGAGTATGAAGGTGGAGTTGTTCACAAGCATATCTCAGACTTCTTTGCAGTAAATCCTAATGGAGAGCTGTTTGTTGGTTTAGCTGATTGTTCTTCTGACTTCTCTCACTTAACAACTATTCAAAGTGTTGCTCAAGGTAGAGTTAGGCAAATTGGTGTTTACACTGAGCAAGAATTATTTATTGATGGTGCCCCATATACATTAGCTGGATATGTTTCTGCAATTAATGATATTGCTGAGGCTGATGCTGATAACAACATCCCTTACTCAGTTATAGTTAGTGGTAACTCTGCAACAGTTAATAGCGGTGGAGCAGATGTTGAGATTGGGAAAATCCCTACAGCTATCAGCAACTTAAATAGAGTTTCAGTAACATTAGGTCAGTCTAATGATGACTTAACTAAGGCTATACAAGACGCTGACACAGCGAAAGCAACTGTTGGTATAGTTGGTGCTGTAATTGGAGCAATCTCATTAGCAGCGGTACATGAACCAATTGGTTGGACAGGTAAATTCAACTTATCGGGGACTATTCCAACTATCGCATTCGGTTTTGGTGGAGTTAGAACTGATATTGATAACAATACACCATACGAGTCTCTTAATCGTGCTCAACTTGATGTATTAGATAACAATGGATATATCTTCCCATTAAGATACGCCGACTTATCTGGAACTTACTTTAGTTCAGACCAATCATTAACAAATGGTGACTACAGAACTATCGCAAGAAACAGAGCTATTGATAAGTCTAGAAGAAATGTTAGGTTAGCATTACTTCCAACTATTCAGCAGCCACTATATGTTGACCCAAGTAACGGTAACGTTTCTAATGGAACTATCGGTCAGTTCAGGTCAATCGTTAATACTCAGTTAAGTGTATTAGAGGCTAATGGAGAAATCTCAGGAAGCTCTATTACAATCGACCCTAAGCAAGACGTATTAGCAAATGATGGAATTGCTATCAAGTATAGAATCATTCCAGTAGGAGTTAATAAGCAAATTGATGTTGAGA